TTCGCCTACACCAGGATTAGCGACTACGTGCTGACCTACACCGAGGCGGCAGCCGCTGCTGGCCCTGAGCACGAGTACGTGAGCGGCGGCACGGCAACGATCGGCGGCACTGATTACGGCGTGGCTGACGCGGTCTACAACAAGACCACAGGCGTGGTGACGCTGACGGTAAAGACGATCCTGCCTGCCGGCAATGGCAACGTGACGGTGAATGGGCTGCGATTCATCTGCCCAACGAGCGCCTACATCGTCACCAGCAGCGTGCCGATCAATGCCAGCGGCGCCCCGGTGGCCAACACCGATCCGACTCGGGCCGGCTACCGGGTGGTGTTCTTCTCGGGCCTCAACGGCGGACTGAAAGATGCGGTGACAGCGGGCCAGGCGCTGGACTTTCGCAACCGCTCACAGATCAGCGCACCGAGCCACACGTTTGAGTTCGTGGGCAGCGGCACTAACTACGACGCCCTGCCATGGAACGGCGGCGTGCCAGTGCCAGCCAATGCGATCGTCGAAACCAACAACGGTCGGGTCTACAGCAGCAACACCAACGAGAAGGGCGACTTCAAGGTTGGCAGCCAGTTCGAGGTAGACGGCACCACCGGCAGCGTCACGATCAACACGGATCAGTTCAACCTGAGCGGACTGAACTTCATCGGTCCATTTAGCCGCAACGGAGGCATCAGCACCGTTGGCGAGCAGCTCAGGGAGATCAGCAACAACACCTCACTGATCGCCTCAACCGGCGCCCCTGACGGGAACACTGCACCGACGCAGTTTGCGGTCAAGACCTACACCGACAACAAGTTCTTGCAGAACGTGACGGTGACAGCGGGCCTGCCGCTGACGATCACCGACACCAGCACGCAGGACGGGCAGGGGTACTGGACGCGGACCAGGCGGCTGGAGTTGTCGGTAAACACCGCCAATGGCCTGGCCAGGCTGGATGCTGGTGGGTTGATTCCATCGTCGCTGCTGCCGAGCTATGTGGATGAGGTGCTGGAGTTCGCCAACCTGGCGGGATTCCCGGCCACGGGCGAAACCGGCAAGATCTACGTCGCGCTGGACAGCAACAAGACCTACCGCTGGAGCGGATCAGCGTACGTCGAGATCAGCGCCAGCCCTGGCACCACCGATGCGCTGACTGAAGGCTCGCTGAATCTGTACTTCACGCAGGCGCGGGCGCGGCAGTCGATCAGCGTGAGCGGCTCGCTGAGTTACGACCCGAATACGGGCGTGATTTCGTACACGACGCCTCCGCCGGGCGGAACGGGCACAGTCACGAGTGTGGCGCTAGATCTGCCCATCAGCGTGTTCTCAATCTCTGGCAGTCCTGTGACGGGCTCCGGCACGCTGACTGGGGCATTCCAAGAGCAAGCGGTTGGCGCGGTGTTTGCTGGCCCCGTGAGCGGCGCTGCGGCAGCTCCGACGTTTCGAACGCTGAGTGCTGGTGAGGTAGGGCTTGGGACGACAGCAACGCCACAATTCGCCGGCCTGGGATTAGGCACGGCTGCAGTTAGCGGCTGGAGGTGGGTGACAAACGGCGGAGTGGTGCAGAACCGCAGCTCGCTAACCGTCTCCAGCGGCACCTACACGGTGGATGTGACGGCTGCCAATGAGTTTGTCACTGGGGCTGCAATCGCCGGGGCTACCACGATCAACCTGTCGAATCTTGCCAGCATCCCGAGCGGTTATGTGTGGCGGGGGGTGCTGTCGTTTTCGTACACCAGCGGCACGATTAGCTGGTTCACCGGTAACTCTGGTTATACGGTGAAATGGGATGGGGGTACGGCAATGACACCCACTGCCAGCGAGGTTGAGAAGGTTGTTATTGAAGTTGTTGGTGGTGGCACGACTATTGAGGTTGCACCACTTAAGGGGAGGGTCTGATCATGCTGAGACGTAGTGCGTTGCTGGCAGCAACGAATAGTGGTGGGCCGCCGGGGTTTGGGGTCAAGTACACCAATCCTGCAACTCTGCCCACGGGCGCTGGCCGGGAAGTTGCATTTTCTCCGGCTGGTGATGCTATTGCAGTGGCGCATAACAGCTCCCCATTTATTACCGTCTATCCCTGGTCAGCATCTGGCTTCGGCACGAAGTACACGAATCCTGCAACTCTGCCTACGTCCACCGCCCTCGGTGTTGCATTTTCCCCTGCTGGTGATGCTATTGCAGTGGCTCATGACGGCTCTCGATTTATTACCGCCTATCCCTGGTCAGCATCTGGCTTCGGCACAAAGTACACCAATCCCGCGACGCTGCCTACGAGCATTGGCTGGGACGTTGCATTTTCCCCTGCTGGTGATGCTATTGCAGTGGCTCATTTGGGCTCCCCATTTATCACCGCATATCCCTGGTCAGCATCTGGCTTCGGCACGAAGTACACGAATCCTGCAACTCTGCCTACGTCCACCGCCCTCGGTGTTGCATTTTCCCCTGCTGGTGATGCTATTGCAGTGGCTCATGACGGCTCTCCATTTATTACCGCCTATCCCTGGTCAGCATCTGGCTTCGGCACAAAGTACACCAATCCCGCGACGCTGCCTACGAGCACTGGCTGGGACGTTGCATTTTCCCCTGCTGGTGATGCTATTGCAGTGGCTCATGGCAGCTCCCCATTTATTACCGCATATCCCTGGTCAGCATCTGGCTTCGGCACAAAGTACACCAATCCCGCGACGCTGCCTACGGACACTTGCTGGGACGTTGCATTTTCTCCGGCTGGTGATGCTATTGCAGTGGCGGATAACGGCTCCCCATTTATCACCGCCTATCCCTGGTCAGCATCTGGCTTCGGTACAAAGTACACGAATCCTGCAACTCTGCCTACGGGCACCGGCCTCGGTGTTGCATTTTCCCCCGCTGGTGATGCTATTGCAGTGGCTCATGACGGCTCTCCATTTATTACCGCCTATCCCTGGAACTCCTAATGAACAAGCTCTCCATTCTAACCACCGCCCTTGAAGGCCGCGATCACGAACTGCTCTCCTATCAAATCAACATCGACAACTACCGCCTGGCCATCGCCAAAATCAACGCCGACCACGCCGATAACGCTGATTTGCTTTCATTCCGTGATGATCTGCAGGCTCGCCTTGACGAAGAACTCCACCAGCAGCTTCGCGCTCGCATCATCCGCGATGTGATCGCGGAGCAAGTTGCCGAGCTGTCCACCCAGGAGGAACTAATCTCATGAACTACGTCCACATCGCTGCAGACGGTCAGCCCGAGTACCCTTACAACCTCTGGCAGCTCCGCAAAGCACACCCCAACATCTCATTCCCCGCTGAACCCACCCCGGAAGACCTGGCGCCCTTCAACGTCTTTCTGGTCACCATCAACCCTCAGCCCGATGGTTACAACCGTCGCCTGCAGATCGTTGAGCAGATCCCGCCAACCAGCACCGCTGACGGCTGGGTGATCGACTGGGCACTGCGCAACACCACCCCAGAGGAACAGGCCAGCTACGACGCTGCTCACACCCCCTGTGCCTTAGCGGGCGTCCATAGGCTGAGAGAGACGGCAGGCTATCTATGACTCTCGGTGCGTCAGCAGGATTTAATCTCGCCAGCCTGGGCACGCTGACCGCTCCCGGTGTCACGGCGGCTCAGCAATCGACTGGTGTCAACACGTCATTCCAGGTGACGGTAACCGGCATCGGCACCAATGTGGTGATGCGATACGAGGGAAGCCTCGACGGTGTTGGATACTTCAACCTGGCTACAGGAAGCGCAGATTTTACGATCACCGCAAACGGAGTGTACGGCTACGCTTTATTCGCTCCAGTCCAATTTGTGCGCGCCAGGCTGGTAAGTGCAAGCGGCGGCACTCCATCGGTTGCCGTCGTTGCGGGGACGATCTGATGGAAGCGCTCAACCTCACAGCGATATTCGGCGGAGCTGCTACGGCGGGCTTGGCGCCGGCCACGGGTTTCGGCACGATCACCTACGCCAGCACGGTCGATCTGGACCTGGCGGTGCGCGATGGGCAGGTGGCGACGATCACGCTTACCGGCTCACTGGAGCTGACGACATCGAACCTGGCGAACGGTCGCAGCACGGGCCTCCGGTTGATCGCCGGCGCCAGCTCGCGCGCGCTGACCTTCCCCATGGATTGGGTGTTCGTCTCGGCCAAGCCCGCCTCAATCCCGGCGAACAAGGTCGCCCGGCTCACTATCGAGTGCCACGGCACCACCAACGCTGACGTTGTGGCGGCCATCGCAATCCAGCCATGAGCGATCTCGTCCGACTGAACCCGCTCCGGTGGCACTACTCGCTCGGGCAGCTCAGGGTGGATGAACCCACCCGGTCATTCTCCCCGGCGCCCAGTGACGCCGAGCTGGCCCATTTCGGCTGCTACCGGGTGCTGCCCCAGGCGCAGCCGGAATACGACCCGGCAGCGGAGAAGGTGGAGGAGGTGGAGCCCGCCGAGGACGGCGGCCAGTGGCTGCAGCAGTGGGAGGTGGTGGAGCTGACGCCCGAGGAGCAGGAGGCGTACTACAGGGCCACGCATCCGCCGCGCTGGATCGAGTTCTGGGCAGCGCTGCCGTCTGATGTTGACGCCCTGCTGGCTGCTGCCCGTGCCGCATCACCACGGCTGGAGCTGGGCTTGGGCGTGGGGCTGGGCAAGGCGGCGGATGGCGATTCGCGAGTGTTCCTGGCGGCCTGGCAGTCGGCTAAGGCTCTGGGGTTGGTGGCGCCTGAGATGGTGCAGGGGATTCAGATGCTGGCCACGGCGCATGACCTGCCGACTGAGTTTGTGGAGGGGTTGGCATGATGAATCTTGGGCTGATGGATCCGGGGTTTTTGGGGAGCCTGACCAGTTACGACTCTGACGCCGCTGTCTATATCTCCGCCGTGGAAGTCGCAGACGGACAGGCGCTAGAGACTGGCGTGAAGGATGCGATCAATGCGTTTGTGGTGGGCTGCAAGGC